TGGGCATCAGCAAACTCCTGTGGTGATAAACCATAGGAATTACTTTGATAGGCTTCAGCAACATCTGGGTTTGCTGTGAAATAGTTAATAGCCATAACTTACTCCGCTTCTTTAGGAACTTGCGCTTCAGCCTGTTCTTTTATTTTAAGAATCAGAGGCCATACGCCACTAGACGATGGGAGGTTTCCCAAGGTCTGCAATACAAAGTTAATCTCGTTAACGTCTAACTCTAATTTCATGCTTGACCCCAAGGCAATGCAGTATTTGCAGGGCTAACAGGAGGTGTAATCATTGAGTCAATCTGACCTTGAACACACGCTTGTGCGCTTGCAATAGCAGACTCAGGAATCCAACCAATGACGATTGCTTCTGTGAGGTCAGCATAAGGAGTTATTGCACCCTCTTGGTCAGCAGAATTAAATTGTGTATTGCCACCGATAGAGGCAGTATGTGTGCCGTCTACGCCAGTGACTTCCCACAGAGCATTGACCACATAGTTGGGGTCAGGCTGTTGTAGGGTGTACATTGCTTTGATGCGGGTTGTAAAAGTAGTCATGGCGTTGTGCTTTCTTGAGCCGCTTGATAAGCCGCAATTACTTCAGCAGTCCAGACTGTATTGCAGATTGCAACAACATTAGCGGGAACGCCAGTTAGGTCTTGGGCAGGGGTAAGACTTGAACGATGGTAGGTTTGGCTGATTTGATTGCCATCTTCCATGATGCGAGTGGCTTCACGATAGAGAACTGTTCCATTCTCTGTAACTGTGATTTGGTCTACAGTTGTGGTTTTAGTAAGTGACATTTTGATTTCCTTTTAAGTTAAGTGTCCGACTAGCACATCTATGCTAGTTAAACTTTGTAAGTAGCAGAAGCACGAATAGTTGTATCGCTAGTAATATTTGCATCTGTCATTCTTACACCATTAGCACCAGATGTTTGATAAAAGAAGAATACAGTTGTACCTTGGAAAAAAGAAGAAGTTAATGTTAGTGCGCTTGCAAAACTATACTTATCACCTCCAAGCGCACCAATTCCAATATCACCCGAACCTGTAGAAAAAGGCAATCCCGTTATTGTAATATTACTAGCGGCTGGAACGCTTGTAAACTTTACATCAAACGCTATTAAAACTTGATTTCCTATTTTTGTATATGTAGCCTTATTAACAGTTAATGTTCCACCAGTTACTGCTGGTGTCCAAGTACCTTCTTCATAGTCATCTAGCGTATTAGCGTCTGTAGATGCTGATTGAGTAGCGGGGAATGTGATGCCTGTGCCAGCGTTAGGGACTGCTGAGTCAAGCGCAAGGGTCTGCCCTTCTTTCATCGTAATCTGTCTAGCACCATCGCCATCAGACAGCACAATGTAGTTAGATGCTGTGCGAATGTCTAGGCTATCTTGGTTGCCTGAGTAAGAGCCTAAGATTGAGTTTTTAGTACCAGTGGTTATTGCACTACCTGACAGATAGCCAACAGCAGTGTTACTTGCACCTGTAGTGCTGTTTTCTAATGCAGAAAGACCGACAGCGACATTGTTTCCACCAGTAGTATTTGAGTTCATCGCATACATACCAACTGCGGTATTATTTGAACCCGTTGTTGTCAAATACATTGACCAAACACCATAGGCTGTGTTCTGGCTTCCCGTTGTGTTGGTATATAAAGAACGATACCCATTAGCCGTGTTGTAGGATGCTGTGGTGTTTGCGTTCAGCGACTGCATCCCCAAAGCGGTGTTGTAAGCACCTGTTGTATTGCTAAACAATGCTTCGTAACCAACAGCAGAGTTAAAAGAAGCAGTAGTGTTTTTGCCAAGTGCGCCATTACCATAAGCAATGTTGTAACTGCCTGTGGTGTTTAAACCCAAAGGTGTGTTATTTACCGAATTTCGCCCACCCATTGCTACGTTGTAAAAACCCGTAGTATTGGAATACAAAGATTGATAACCTACAGCAGTATTGTCTGATGCTGTGGTGTTGGCATTGAGGGCTAATGAACCTACTGCCGTGTTGTAATTTCCTGTGCTTGAAGTCTGCAAGGCCGCATAACCAACAGCAACACTATCTTGGGTTGTTGTAGATTGTTGTAAGGCCAATCGACCAACCGCCACATTTTGTACGCCAGTTGTGTTAGAGCCAAGAGCACTGCTACCAATGCCTGTGTTCTCACCACCAGAGCCTGTCATAGCACTAGAACCCAACGCAGTATTGGTAGATACAGCACCTGAACCACGACCTACAGTTAGACCATGAATCAAACCATCTTGAGCAGATGAATTCTTCAGTAGTTTGCCAGTAGTTCCATCAAACAGAGCAATCCCATTATCAGTTGCAGATGCAGGGCCAACAACATCACCCGTTCCACCGCCACCACCAGAAGCTGCAATCGTAATTGCACCCGCAGCATTGGTAATTGTGATATTTGTTCCCGCAGTCAATGTCGCTTTAGTCAGGGTGTTTCCTGTACTATTACCAATCAACAGTTGACCATCTGTGTAAGAAGTCTGTCCTGTACCACCATTAGCAACAGGCAGAGTTCCTGTTACACCAGTAGACAAAGGCAAACCAGTTAAGTTAGTTGCAGTACCGCCTGATGGAGTACCTAAAGCACCACCATTGACCACAACAGCACCAGAAGAGCCTGTATTGACCGCTAGAGCCGTTGCTACACCAGTGCCTAGACCTGACACCCCAGTAGCAATTGGAAGCCCTGTAGCGTTTGTTAATGTTGCGCTAGTAGGTGTTCCAAGGATAGGAGTCACCAAAGTAGGTGAAGTAGCAAATACTGCTGAACCTGAACCTGTTTCATCTGTCAAAGCACCTGCAAGGTTGGAGGAGCTAAATGAACCTAAAGATGTTGCATTGCCAACAGAAGTGACTGCACCAGTTAAGTTAGCGTTAGTGGTGACATTACCTGCTGTCAAACCAGAGGCAGTACCTGTGATGTTTGTGCCTACCAAAGCAGATGGAGTGCCTAGAGCAGGAGTAACCAAGGTTGGGCTATTTGCAAACACCAAAGCACCACTACCTGTTTCGTCAGTAACGGCAGAAGCTAAGTTAGCAGATGATGGTGTACCCAAGAAAGTAGCTACACCAGTACCCAAACCACTTACGCCAGTTGAGATCGGCAGACCTGTGGCGTTTGTCAAAGTCGCAGAAGCAGGAGTTCCCAATGCGGGAGTCACCAAAGTAGGACTGTTTGACAGAACAACAGAGCCTGTGCCTGTAGAAGAAGTTACACCAGTACCACCATTTGCAACAGGCAGAGTGCCTGTAATGTCAGAAGTAGAAAGGCTTACTGCATCCCATGTTGCATTAGTGCCATCAGTCTGAAGATACTTGTTAGCATTGCTTGTTTGGCTTGGCAGAAGGTTATTCAGAGCAGCAGTAGCCGTAGAAGCGCCTGTACCGCCATCAGCAACCGCTAAGTCGGTAATACCAGTAATTGAACCACCAGTAATATTGGCAGAAGCATTGTCTGTTTTAGTCGCAACAGCAGTTTGAATATTGTTAAACTCTGTATCAATCTCAGTACCTTTAACAATCTTTAAAGGATTGCCAGGTGACAGGTTGTCTTTGGTAGCGAAATTGGTACTTTTTGTATAATTGGACAAGATAATTCTCCTTAACCTATTTTGCCATCTTTGGCTTGAATTTCAATCTTTTGCAGAGAAAATGAAACATTATTGATTGTTGTTTCGTAACCAGTTTGAACAATCTTTCCCGCACCTGAAGCATTGGCAGTCAGAGTCTTAATCGGAACGCCACTTGTGTATTCAGCAATGTTGTACTCAGCAATACCATATTCATAACTAACTTGCGTAGGAATATAGACATTCTCTGATTGATAAGCACCAGAATAATCAAAGCCCCACTTGATCGTTAAAAACTGATTAGAACCACCAATAACGATGGCTGTAATATTTTTAAGGATGGAAATCTGATTAGGGTTTCCTAAGTCGGCATTGTTTGTGTAGTACGCAAATCGGTACGTTGTTGCGTCATCAAGATAAGTTCCATACTTACCGATATATCCATTCTTACCAATGTACAAGTCGCCATTACGCAAAGAACGTAAGGATGTAGGAGCAATAGAGTCCCATTTAGTGACCCTAGATGCCCCATCTTGCAAGGATTGCTTGGTATCGAAGCAGTAAACTTGAAAAGTAGCTGGTAAAACAAGCAAATAAAAGGCTTCTTTTTCTGAGTAAACAGACTTCAAATTAGCCAATGTTTCGCTTGCCAATGATGAATTTAGGTCAAAACGAACATTCTTGGATAGGTCTCGCAAAGGAGCAGACTTCTCTTGAATTGTCCTCATAAGTGAACGAACACCTGAGTCTGACAAGAAAATAACATCAGAGCCAACGCTTTGAATCGTATCTCTTGCGATACATCCAATAGAGCCGATTGTGTCGCTCAGAACCAAGGATGCGGGTGTTGAAGCACCAGAATAAACAAGAATCTGTCGCTTACCAAAGATAAACAAGAAATCATTGTGAGCAGCCAAGCCCATGACCTCATCAGCACCATTAGGCCACACACGGGAAACATCTAAGTTCCCTGAAGTACCACCACCCCATACATGACCTGCAATCAGATCAGAGAAAGTAACTGTTACTTTGTCAGTTGAGGTATTAGCCACCCATAAACGACCAAATGCTGAAATAGCAATATTTGCTTGAGGAACAGTAGCAACATAGCCTGACTTCTCAGACACTCTGCGATAAGTAGTAGTACTTACTGCGGGGTCATAAATGAGTGGATCGTGTCCTGTTTGGAAGAAATAGGCAATGCCATTTAAAGAAGCAGTTTGCCAGTTAGATGCAGTAATGGTAGGAGTTACTCCTCCACCACCATAGGTCAACTCAGTCACCGCATTAGCAGTACCAAGTTTGAATATCTTGTTGTTTCCAGCAAACAGAACAGTAAGAGTCCCATCATTCTGGACTAACTCATGGATAACACCAACATCATTAGCACCTAGATTGCCAGAAGAAGAGTTAACCCTTGACCAACCTTTTCTAGCACCAATACGACCATACTGATCCAAGATGCAGTTAGTCGCAACCAAAGCAAAGCCAGCCCCTAAATCAAGGGGAGAATCTTCAGTATTCAGGCCATAGAAGCCTGGTGCTGAGAGACTGTAACTTTGGAGTTGTGCTGCCATTAGACCGCCACAAAGTTGTCTTCAGGATAACGAGTGGACTCCAATGCAATGGCATCAGAGAGCATTCCTCTAAACAAGGCATAAGCCTCATTAGAGTTTGTTCCACCATCTTCACCACGCTCAATCAAAGCTCTTGCATAGGCACTTTGAGTCACCAAGTAGTCCAAAACCTTAACAGATGTGCCATCAGCAGACAAATTAGCCTGTGGGATGGTCAAATCAAATTTAAGTGTATAGACACCATTGGGGACGGGAAACAAATCAACCTTTGTGTCGCCATTGTTATCTACACCACTAAAGCAAAACTCGCTAGGAATAGACTGTGAAGGCGTACCAAAGTTGAGCTTGCGGTTCATGTCCGCAACAGTGGTGTTATCTAGGGTAATAACACTGGTAGTGTTAATAGCGTCATTGATACGAAACTTCTGACCCGCACCCGTCAACGCATAGGAACTTGTACCAGAAGTAGTTGTAACTGTAATTGTCTGAGATAGTACATTCCATGAATAACTATCTTCAATCTGACGCTTGGCATCATTGACAAACTTGCCAATCAAAGCAGAATAGGTTGTTTCGCCAACAGTAGAGACTGAACTCTCACGCAAGCGTATAAGAACATCGTTAACAAGTTCTAAGTAGGTCATGTTCTTTGTGCTCCCTGAACCTCAAATGTGGCAATAAAACTGAAGGTACTACTCGCTTCAGTAGTAATCTGTAATCTGTCACCCTCTTCTAAAACGATGTATGCAACACCATCAAATTGAAGGTACTGCTTAGTAGTTAAATTGTAAGCAGTAAGGATGTCTAAAGTGGATGAAGCACTTGCGTCATACCATTGAACTGTGATGTGCTTTGTATTTGCACCAGTATTGTGGATGTACATGACAGTAAACTTGGCGTAGTAACCCGTAGGAACTGTATAAACAGTTGTCAGCGTATTTGCTGCTGGGCTAATTCCAACTGATACTGGTCTCACTTCATATTCCTCTTAGAGATCGCTTTAGCCTTAGCTTTAGCGTCTTCCTTGGACGTTGCGCCCCAAGCTCTAAGAGAAAGTAAAAGTCGGGTAGGCTTTCCATCTTTCATCTCAGCGCCAGGCATATTGCCCATACGTGCTAAAAAGGAGGCCCTGCGAGGGTTGTCACCCGACTTGACTGGTGGTTTTAAATTGCCACCTGTTTCTGCATTATACGATGCTCTTCCTTTGGCATTCAAGCCCCCCTTGGGGTTTTTTCCTTCTTTTGTTTGCCAAACAGGAGATTTCATTTCTTCTTTGCGGTCTTAGCCGCAGCCTTAAATGCCGCCTCAGTAGGAGCACCTTTAGAACCAACCTTACGCATCTTTTCCTTAGAACCAGCTTTGATGCGTTCTTGTTTGGCATTGATGTTAGCGTATAGACCTTGTTTCATTTCTTACCCTTTGGTTTAGACATACCCGCTTCGGATAAAGCAATAGCCACAGCCTGTTTTGGGTTAGTTACAACCTTTTTATTGGTAGTCAACTTGCCCTTACCAAACTCAGTCATCACTTTGCTGATCTTCTTTTGGGCTTTAGTTTTCATATCAGTACAATATCTTTGCGATGATTGTTCCAGATGTATACGCTGTGCAATTGGCTCTCAAATATTTAGGAGCATTAGCCAAAGTAACAAAGCCATCAGCCGTTAAAGCAGTGCCAACAGTGCTAAATGTTGTGCCATCAAGACTACCTTGAAGGGCAACAGTAGCAGTTGTGATACCTGTAACGTGCAGAATTGCTGGCATACCAGCATCTACCTGAACAGCTTTAGAAGCACCTGTAGCAGTAACAGAGCTAAGAAGCGTAACGGGAGCAGTTAAAGAAGACATTATTTACCTCGTCCAGACTTTTTCATCATATTAGTAGCTGTGCGACCACCACGGGTAGGCATAGCTTTAGGCTTACCAATAGCAATCATTACAGTAACAGGCATAGATTTCTTCTTGCCATACTCTTTGGCTTCTTTCTCGCCTTTTTCTGTGTATGGGAATTTCTTGTTTCCAACTTGTGGCATATAAATCCTTATCGAACTAGCTTGGTTGCAATGAAAGAAATGATACCGCCAACAACAGAGGCAATAGCCATTCCAACGAAAAAACCACCTTTAGACTTGTTTGCCATTTCTAAAAGCGTTTTAATATCTTGGCGAAGTGCGTGAACTTCTGTTTGTAAAGCCTCAACTTGAGCTTCCAATTTGCCAAACTCTCTTGGATCAATTTCCGACATTTGAAACCTCTTTCTTTGGTCTTCCAACCTTAGGTTTATCTTCGTCTTTCTTTGGAGTTTCCTCAACAAGGACGTATCCTTCGTGACCTTTCATGCTATCAATATCATGTTGATAGGTGAAAGTAACTGTG